GCATGGAGCCCAGATGGAAAATATATAGCATCCGGATCAGAAGATAATACTATAATCATATGGAATCCAGAGAATGGCAAGTTTATGCAAAAATTACAAGGGCATACCAAACCAGTTCGTTCGATAGTATGGACCAAGAGTAGCGACCAATTAGTTTCCTGCTCCGAAGATGGTTCGGTAAAAATATGGCACGTTAGCGATAATAGGTTCGCATTAGAAAAAACATTAGAAGAGAAATCCGCCATTTTCACAAGTGTCGCAATAAATGATACTTATATTGCCGCTGGTTCTCAAGATGGTAACATATACATATGGAATGTGAAAACTTATAAATTTATGATATTAATGAAAAAACATCAAGGCGAAATAACAGCACTATTTTGGAGCGAGGTAATAACCGGAAAATTTTCTAATATAGATGTGCTTATAAATAATATATTGATATCTACTTCTTTGGATAAAAAAATATGTGTTTCTCATATTGATAATAATATTAAAAAATTCAAAAGAAGAAGTGCGTATAATGTTACTCAAAAAGCATTTAAAGAAGGAATGATTATTTCGACGGGTCGTCCAGATAGGGGAACTAGACGCGGCGGACCAGGATTTCAACAGGATTTGAAACACATGGAAGAAGAGCAAATTGCGGACGTCAAAGAGCAACAGGAGAAAGGTGTTAAAACCCCGCAAATTAAGGGATGGAAATTAAAAAAAGAAGGCGGTTCAAGGAAAGTAAAGAGAATGACAACCAAAAAAGTTAGGAAAACAAAGAGAATGGCCTCTAAGTAATGTATTTTCATATCAAATGTGTAAAATTGATATGAATCAAAAGTCGTGTTATTTGAATAACGAAGCCGACGGAGGTATTATTGGCGTAACTGGTTTTTTCCCTTTAACACATTTAAATTCGGCGTTTCGCGAGTAACCTTCCTTACATTTTGCCACACAGCGACCCGTCTTCGGATTCACTTCTTTTCCTTCAACGCATATTTTTACTGGAAGTTCAGGGTTTGTTATTTTAACAGTCTTATTACGCACACATTTGAATTCGGCGTTTCGCGAGTAACCTTCCTTACATTTTGCCACACAACGACCTGTCTTCGGGTTCACTTCTTTACCTTCAGCGCAATTTTTTACTTGAAGTTCAGGTTTTGTTATTTTAACAGTCTTATTACGCACACATTTGAAGTCGGTGTTTCGCGAGTAACCTTCCTTACAATTTGCCACGCAGCGACGAGTATTCGGATTACGCTCTTTCCCGTCCGGGCATGGATTAGGGTCCGCATTTACAAATTCAGGGTCAGGGCGAAACTTCATATCAACGTTAATAGGAGTTGTGGGCGATTTTACAGGACTTCCCGTTGCCGTTCTATCCACAACAATATGGTTTACAATCGCCTTGTCATGTTTGTCAAGGAGCCCCGAATCTTCTATAAATTGTTCATAAATATAAAGAGCTTCATCTACAGTTAACCTATACGCCAATCTAGCCGTTACCATTTTAGATAAGATTGCTTCTAAATTAAATACAGTCATAGGACTTAAATGTTTTTTGGCGGCATGAAACCAATATTTCAATGCCAATCCCAGACCAAATACATCTATAGTTCCCATGGACTTTTCTAAAAACTCATTATATCCCATCTCTTTCATATCGCGTTTTAATGTTATTTCATAATCAAATATATAAGTAGCGAGCTCACCTAGAAACTCCGACTTTGACGAACGGTCCAAGGAATAATAAAAAAAATTTTTAATGTGCCTCGACAAACCAGTATTGTTTTTTATATCTTGGTTTATTTCATTTACCATGGAATCCTGAGTAACCGTGCTCTTCAAACATTTATCAAACATATGTCTATCTAAAACCTCTAATTCCCATGGATAAGACCAATGGAAAATCGACCATTTATAACGCGAAAGTCTAGCATCGTTTAATAATTTGGATTTTGTCTCCATTAAACCAAAGTCGATATAATTGACGCGGTTCGTTTTTTCATTATATACGATATTTTGTGGCTTTAAATCATGGTGAACTAAATCGTTATTTTCGAATTCGGCGAGACCTGCGAATAAGCGTAGGGCTTCCAATAAAAACTTTTCGCAATTATCTGTGCTCATCTCCGATTTATTCCATGATTTCATAGTATTCGTATAATCTTCCAAGTTCATACCGCCGTCTTCCATAATAAGGACTTTATAGTTATTTAAACTATGTAGAATCGAATCGCCTATTTGACATTTACGTATAGCCGCTAAATTGGATGTGTTAGTTTCATCCATGACACATGAATCGGGTTTGCCTAAATAGAAGTTCTTCTTTTTATCGGCCAATACTACTTTCTTATATTCGATCAACTCTTTCTTGGCGCTGTGTTTTGATAATATTTTGGATACTTTATTTGTATAGTTTTGCTTGGGTTTTTGTTTACATTTTAGACTCGGTTTATGAACGCATCCATACGATCCTTGGCCGATTACTATTGGCGTGGTTGACATTGTATAGTTATATACTACGTAGAAATAAGGGGAAACCTACGGTAACCTTCGGAAACCCTTAAACCCCATCCCTTTATTAATTGACCATGTTTCTATTTATATTTTGTTGGGTTCCTTAAACCCTTTTCCGTAAAAAATAATATGGTATATCGCGAAACCACCAATCAATCAACTTTATACAACTGGGTCCGCTGCCCTTCGGCAAACCCACTGATATCTATACCTTGCGTGGCGACCACATTTTCCGGCCGCAAAGCCCAGTCATTACCCTCTATTTCGTATTTCATGATAAGAGTTCTCTCCATAATTCTTTCCATAGATTTCATCTCAGTATCCTCTTCGGGGTCATAATCAATATAACCATATGTCGAGCAAAATGGTGGGTCAAATTCATAAACACGACCCATGTTATCCTCAAACATAAACAATACATCGGGGTCATATTGTCTGCCGTATTGTCTAATTTGAACCAGCTTACCGAGCGGGTTTTCTTCGGTTATATTTTTATAGCTCGTAGTTCCTACGAGTATTTCGCTGTATTTGATTCCATTACCAAACCGAACTAGTTTATAATAACGGTTCAGTCGAACACCGGATATATTTACGAACGAGACCATGACCTTTTACATGTAGATTGAGAACTTTTGTATTAGATGTAAAAGTTCTCAATTTTTGAGGGGTTTCCGAAGGTTACAAGGTCCCTCAAAGACCACTTCGTGGTCTTTGACCCCTCTTTTCGCTTTGCGAGTCCCCTCCTCTTTTCTCTTTGCGACTCTCCTTTATCCGGAAGGTTGCTTGATATTTTATCTAGGAGGGGAAACGAAGTTCTCAATTATAAATAATATAACCGATTCGATGTATATTATCTAACCATGAATAGAGTAGAGCAGATGAAAAAGATTCAAGGCGAAGCCCTAGAGTTATTTACCAGAAAAAACGCCGACTACGGCGACGCATTCGCAAAATACGGGGTTATCGGCGTATTGATGCGTATAGAAGATAAACTACAGCGCTCTATGTCTATAACTAAAAATGGTGTAAATTTGGTAAACGACGAGGGAATCAGAGATACTTTGATAGACCTACATAATCATATTTCGCTCAAATAAGTCGTCGCCTTGGAAAGCGTATAAAACGCCGACCCAAATAATAAGCTTTTAAATATCAAACCATTGAAATTAAAATTACCGTCCTCTTTATAAATCGATAAAAACGAGAACCTCTTGAATAAAAACGTATTAATAACAGGAAGTTGGAAAATCAAAAACAAAACGGCTATAAATAACGGCGTCTGGATTTCAGTTAATATCGCATCCAATCGGTTTTCTTTGCGTTTCTTATCTTCATATTCGCGTAAATTACGCTCGGTCATATCCTCATATTCCCTTACATAATCCGACGATACATTGGCTTTGGGAATATAGTTCGGTTTCACTTCTTCGTCCTGAGCATAGCCGGCGGTATCGCGAGGTATGTCTCTAGACGGTAATCGCTGATAAGACTGTTGTTGTAACATAAGTTTTTGCTCTTCAGATATGTATTGCGCTTGCTGGACTTGTTGTTGTAATTGGACGGGTTGTTGACTTTGCTGCGGGTTAGGCATAATCGGATTTTGCGCCGAGATTCCATAGGGATTAGGGTGTGCGTTTAATGGGGCATAGGTATTATTCATAGGTGCGGAATTAGAATCATATGCCGATTTGCTTACTGATATGGCAGGTGGAGGGCCGCTTTGTTGCTGAATAGAATTCGCGTCGGGCAAATCGGAAATACGGGTAGAGGTGTTTTCCATGACGTCAGTTATAATATAATATAACGGACGGCTAAAGATTATGGGGATTCCTACGCAGAGGGGAAACCTACGGTTTCCCCTTCAACCCCATCCCTTAACCAATCCAAACCTCGCTAATTATTATTGGGGTTACCTTCACAAAGGGATGGGGTTGAAGAGTTTCCGAAGGTTACCGTAGGACTCCTTCGGAACCCCTCTCAAAACATCGACTTGGGTTCGTCAGCGTTGTCCCTCTCCGACATTTCCACTATTCTCTTCGTGCTATCACACTTTGCCGAGCTCATCGAATATTTATAACATTTTTCTCCGTGCTTATAAATCTTTCCATCGAATTCTGTAATCACAGGGCCATTAAATACAATACAGTTTTTATCAACACATGCCTTTCTAAACAATGTTGCCAATCCTAAACCCAATAAAATGGAAATAAATACACGTCCTATTGGTGTATATAACAGTCTTTTAAAATTCATCCTTTATACAATAAGAATACATTATAACCTGTTCCGATTATATGTCTCAGATTAAGCTTGTGCGGGTATCTTCGATATCTCACTCTCATTTTTCGGGCAGGTTACTTCTTTTTGGGTCACCGAAAAACATGTCTTTGTCTTATCCCTGTATTGGATAAGTGATACATTTTCAGGCGTAGGATAGACGAAGATTTTACGCGAATCGGGTAACGTTATATACACCGCATACAATCCTATAATTAAACTAAGTATGAAAACCGGAAAATTAATATATCTGAAAACCCCCATTTATAATATAACGCGAAAAGAATTGATGGCGGGGTAAGGCATGGCAATCTACTAACCCCCCTTCTTTTACGGGGGTCAAGGCAATCCACGGAACCCCCTTCTTTTACGGGGGGTTAAGAAACCTGCGTATAATCGCTTCAGAAAAGGCCTGGTTTATAGAGACATTGCGATATTTTTCGATACGGTCATTTATTATTTCTTCGTATGATAATTCGGGGTATTTATGATGTAAATATAAAGCAATCATACTTGCCGAGCGACTTTTTCCGGCAACACAACACACTAATATCGTTTCCGTTTTTATTAGTTCGTGTATTTTGCTGACTACATAATCGCTTATTTGTAACATCTTGCCTGCGCTATTAGCGTCATCTTCTAGATCAAAATATTCGTTTTTACATGATGCGCGAAAATAATCATTGTCTAATATTGGCTTTGGTATTTCGAATCCAAAGTGAAAAATATACGTGATGTTATATTCTCGTAATGTTTCGGGTGTAACAGAAAAAAGCGAACCCAAAAATAAATTGGATTCTATTTTTGCTATATGGGGCATTATTACACCGATGAACGTTTACGTTGCCTTTGAACACTAACCGCACTTTGTGCGGGTTATAATGTTCAAAGATGTATAATATCTATACTATTGTGTGGTTTATTGAACGAGGGTTTACCTGACTGTGCGTAGGAAAAGGCGGGTTAGTAAAAGAAGGAAGAGTTCGCGCTCGTTTCAAAATTGAAAAACTTTTCTCTCGATGTAATAGATTTAATAAATTCCACAATGAACATGGACGTTCCTTTGGACGTTCCTTTGCCCGTAAACTTGCCCGTAAACTTGCCCGTAAACTTGCCCGTAAACTTGCCCGTAAACTTGCCCGTAAACTTGCCCGTAAACTTGCCCGTAAACTTGCCCGTAAACTTGCCCGTAAAC